CCTTCAACACTTTGGCTGAGGGTTTGTTATGCCCTATAACATTTTTTCAATTCTAATTTTAAACAGTTTCTTAGTCCGGGCCGTCCTAATTATTAACCCAAACAATTCTGACAAAATGGATTTTGGTAAAGCAATCGAAGCCCTTAAAGAGGGCAAGAAGGTAGCCAAACGCGGATGGAACGGTAAGAATATGTTCCTTTGGCTGAAACCTGCCGCAATGGTAAAAGCAGAGTGGTGCAAGGACCCGATGCTAAAGCGTCTCGCGGAAGAGGCCGGAGGCGAAATCCCGGCACTCGGTACCATCTGTATGTTCACCGCCAAGGGTGAGATACTCAGTGGCTGGCTCGCTTCTCAGACCGACATGCTGTCTGAGGACTGGATGATTATCTACGAAGGAACAGACTGAGAAGATATGCAGCTACCACCCTTAGACAAAGGACTGCTGGCTAAGATGGGTATCGCTCCCGACGCGGTACCCATTATTCCGGCGCCGGCAGACACCTTCGGTATCAACATCAAGAAACCACAGCCGCAGACCCCAAAGGCCCTCACATCTGACGAGTGCGTCAAGCTGTTTGGAGCGAGAGAGGCCGTGCTGATGAACTTCATTCCGCAAATGCTTACCGCCCTCGCCCTGGAGCAGGCCGAGGCATTTATCAAGTATTGCCGGGACAACCGACTATCTGAATACAAGCGGCACAACCGGGAGATGCGCAAGTGCATCGACGAGTATAACTTTGAACTCCGTAAGAGTTATGGCCGTGCATGGTACTCCTATCAGAACTATCTGGAGCGGTTGCGCAAGAGCGTTGAGTTAGACTTGTTCAAGTGCTGGTGTACGTTCACCAACGAGGCCGCCCGGCAGTATGTCGGCCACCCTCATAAAGAGATTCCGGCGCGTGTGGCCCTCGTCAGGATGATACTCACTTTCGTTGAGGACTTCGACAAGAACATGGATAAAGTCATTGCCGAGCGTATCAACAAGCCGTGCAGTCGCAAACAAGACCCATTCTGCTTCCTCATATCTGTGCTGTGTATGGATATTGCCGAGACCTTCGGCCAGACGATGAAAATTACCGACACAATGGCACTCTGTGTGAAAGTTCTCGCCAATCGGTGCCACGCCGTTGTCGATGACATAATGGCCGAAGAAGATGCCGCCGATAGTGCCAAGTCTTGACACTAATTGACAAACGTTAAGGTGGAAAAATGGCGGTCAATCTGATTGCAAAACCAGTTTTGGTGCCCTAACTTTACAGGTGTAAGGGAGATACAAAAACCTTACATAACAACAAAGTCAAACCAATAAAACCACCAAAGAGATGAAAACAATATCCGACCTCAACGCTCTCATTCCTACCCTTGTGGATTTGCTCGCAAGCCAAGACCACGAAATCGGGGAGTCCTACTACGAACAAGACGAGGATGGATGGGGACGATGCGATGACTCAATCACCAACTACTTCTGCTATGAGGAAGATGGCTGGCTCATTGAAGTTACCTATGAGTGCTGTGGAGAGTGGGATAATGACCCCGGCGATTATTGGACTCCACCGAGCTGCGATCTTCGGAAAGCATGGGGAGAGGTAACGGAAATCACCGCCTCACACTACGATGAAGACACCGATGAGGAAACCGAATTTAGCGAGGATGATGTGAAAGAGCTTTGGAGTTCTCTTGACAAAGTCCTTGAAGATATAGCATAAGTCAAACCAATAAAACCAACGAGACTATGAACGTAAAAGAACTTATCAAGGAGTTACAGAAACTCCCACAGGATATGGATGTGAGATACTCCGTGGAAAAAGGGAAAGGCCGACGCACTCTCTGCGCCATCAACAAGGCCGAAGTGTACGAGAACGTGTTGGTAATTCTCAAATTCCAAGACCGATGAGCAGAAAAGAAAGACAAGAGGCACGGGCCGAGCGTTACCGTGAATATGCCGAGAACGCCGCCAAGAGAGCCACAGCTGCTTTCAATGCGAGCAATGATGCCGTCGCCGACATTCCCCTCGGCCAACCTATCCTCGTCGGCCACCATTCCGAGAAAGCACACCGCCGCGCCCTGGAGCGTTCCAACAGCGCAATGATTCGGAGCGTGCATGAGTCCGAGAAAGCTGCCTATTACGCAAGGAAAGCCGAGGCAGTTGAGAATAATGATAACATCTATATCGGCGATGATGACGCGATAGAGCGGCTAAAAAAGAAGATTGCCGAGTTGACAGCGGTTCAGGAGCAAATGAAGGCGACAAATAAAATCATACGCGCCAAGAATATGACCGACGTCGAGAAAGTTGAGGCTCTTGTTCATATCGGCTTTTCCGCTCCATACGCTCAGCGATATGTTGCCAATGGCACACAATTCCCTGCCTACGCTCTTCCCAACAACAATGCCAAAATAAACGCTGCCAAAAAGCAACTCGCAAAGGCAGAGGCATTGGCGAATAAGGAAGACCGGGAATATACCATTGATGATGTGACCATCGAGGAGTGTTATTCCGAGAACCGCGTCCGCATCTATTTCCCCGGCAAGCCCGATGAAGAAATGCGAGAGAACCTAAAGCGGAACGGTTTCCGATGGGCACCCTCGATGGGATGTTGGCAAGCCTACATCAACCGTTGGACTCTCCGCTTCGTAAACGAAATAAACAAGTCAAACCAATAAAACCAAATCTAAATGGGAATTAAAGCTCATGTTGCCGAGGTGTATCAGGTAAAACACCGCATCTACGACAACTTCAGTGGTAAACAAGACGAGATTAACCGACTGCTCTATAAGGAGTGCCCCGACCTTAATTGGCAGGGCGAGGATGTAGAGTGTGCTGAGCAACTTGAAATCACGCGGGCAGACCTTGCCAATCTGATAGCAAAATTCTGCTACAATCGCCGAGACTTTGAGCTATGGCGCAAAGAGAATCAGATAAGCGATACTCTTGATGACATCATCGGCATCTTTGCCAAGTGGATGGCTCACAGCGACCAGCGCAACGATTTCGTTGTATTAAATTGGTACTAACGATGATGACTGTAATCGAAAAACAGACAATGGATGCGATTATAGCTATCAATCGCAAAACCAAAGACGCCACTCAGATTGATTGGGAACAGCGTCGATACGAGATTGCCAAGGATATATTTGTTCGTTGTCTTTCAAGTGAAGACGGCGACATGAGAGCCTTCTGCGCACGAGAATTGGATATGACGGCCAATGATTGCGTCCGAGAGGCAAATGCTCTTATCAAAGCATTAAAAGGACAGCCTGCACCATGAACAAAGACTACGCCTATTGTGTCGGCCCTAACTATTTCGGAGGGCCGGCACTCTGCCAGAACTGTAAGCGGCACATTCCATTCTGCCAGGAAGTACATGAGACATTAACATGGACTATGCCGATGTACGATGAAAAGACCTGCACCTGTCCGTTGCATGAACCTAAAACCGAGAATAGCAATGAAGGAGAAAGTAACAGCTGAGATGGCTCGGATATTGAAGAACCTGGGGTTGAACCTATCCGCTCCAACAATCTACGAGTCGGCAAAATTCCTACGAGAAGAGATTGGAGCAGACCTCGTTGTCAGTCCTAAGTTCAACAGTAAGACAGGTGACCGCATCGGCTACTTTTGGCGATGGTCTCAGCGAACAGACATGATAGATAACAAAACTTATAGAACCTTTGAAGCCGCGCTCTCTGCCGGCATCTCTGTGGTTCTGAAACCATTCAAAGAATATTTCAATGAAAATCCTTGATTTGGTCGTAAAACACAAGTGGTACGACATGGAAGAGTCCGGCGAGAAACAGGAAGAATACCGCGTTCTATCCGACCATTGGGTCAAGCGGTTCCTCAGGCTCAATAGCGGACGCGATGGAGCTTTGAAATATCTCGCCTCGCTTCAGACGGATCAAGTGTGGCGGCAACCCTGCATGGGGTGCGCCCGATGAAGAAGTATTTATAATTAAATTAGGAAAAAGAGTATGAGAACAATAAAATTCCGTGGCAAAGACTTCCATAGTGGAGAGTGGTTCTCCGGCAATCTCTTTGTCAAAGATTCTCATGGACGTACCCATATCAGCACGCCAAAATGCGGTTGTTTCCGTATCAACCCCGAAACCGTAGGCCAGTTCACCGGCGTTATTGATGAGGAAGGACACGAAGTATTTGAGGGCGACATCTTGGAGGCAGATTATAAATATGACCGAATCGGCCCCAATGGAGGTGTTGACCCTGATAACGACTGTATATGCTATGGTGTCGTTGAATTTGACAATGACACGCTTCAATGGACTCTGAATGTCTATAAGGCCGAAAACCATATCAGAGAGTATATCGAAGAAGTAGATTGCTCGCTTGTGCCTCTGTGCATATTTGGGCATGAGTACGGCTATGCCAATCCCAATGTGAAAGTTATAGGTAATCGCTACGATGACCCCGAACTTCTGAAAGGAGGTGAAAAATGATAGCAATTGCCATATTCTTTCTTGCTGCTACAATAGCAATCGGAGCCAGCAATATTGCCGATGCCATACGAGAATCAAACACGGTAGAAGATGAAGACGAGAACGACTAACACAGTTTACCACGATGATACAACTTTTATACATTGACCTATTCTGCGGTGCCGGCGGAACCTCCACGGGAGTCAACGAGGCCCGGTTGGAAGGTGAGCAGTGTGCCAAGGTTATCGCTTGTGTCAATCACGACCCAAAAGCCATAGCCTCACACGCGGCCAATCATCCGGGCGCGCTCCACTTTACGGAAGACATCAGGACGTTGAACCTGACACCGCTTATCCAACGCATCAAGGCTTGCAGACATGAAAATCCGCAAGCCTTGATTGTTTTATGGGCCTCGCTGGAGTGTACCAATTTCAGCAGAGCCAAAGGAGGCCAGCCGCGTGATGCCGACAGCAGGACTCTCGCGGAACACCTATACCGTTACATCGAAGCCATCGACCCCGACTTTATCCAGATAGAGAACGTTGAAGAGTTCATGACATGGGGGCCGCTGAACCGCAGGCACCACCCGGTCAGGGCAAAGCAGGGAGCTACGTTCCGGAAGTTCATCTCCCAGATGGAGGGCCTAGGATACATAGTGGAATACCGGACACTCTC